CGGTCTGCTCGTTTTCATACAGTCTAAACATTTCATCAAGACTGTTTCCAAACGATGCAACAGGTATTGTAATATCAGTGGATATCTTAGAGTAGGCATCTTCAATGATAAGATCACTCTGCGCTCTTTCGAGAGAGACAATCTGTTGAAGCATTGTACTCTGCTTTTTACTGATTTCTACAGCGTCTTGCAGAGGTCGGCCATTGTCGAGTGCCTTCACAGATGCTTCGCTGATCAGTGATACAGCCGCTGCAAGCCTGTCTTCTACGAGTTCAATCTTCCTGCGTTTAGCTAATTGTTCTGATGTAATTTCAACAAAGTCAGAAGCCATCCCGGAAGTTGTATTGGGAGATGCTGCGGCCTCTCTTCCGGAAATCTCTGATTGTCTTTGGGCTAAACCAACCCTAGCAAGTAGTGAATCTAGTTCTCCGCTAACAAATGCACGATCTAAAAACTTCGCATTTTCCGGCTGTGTCAGTTCATCTATCGTCGCTTGCGCTGCCCTTGCATCTGCCTGTATAAGTTCATTTAAGTGCCTGCGGCCTGTCTTTGATGCGTTTCTAAAAGTACCGGCAAACTTTTCTAGATTTTGGATAGCGAGTGATCTAGCTAGTTGTTCCGATTCAGTCAGACGGCCTACGTCCTCACCCTTCAGTCTCATTATCTGCGCGTCGAGAGCCTCTGACGCTGCAACCATACCCGCTATCTGCAATTCACTTGCTTTCTGATCTTCAAGTGCTTTGCCTACCTTGCGATTGAAACTCAAAAGCTGACCGACTCGCATGCTACCCTGTTCCGCCTGTCTCTGTCTTTGAACAGAAAGCAGGAATCCCATCCCGGAAAGTTGGCCGAGATTTAAAGTCATATTCGCTTTTAGTGTATCAAGTTCCGCTTTGCTAAAGATTTGATCGCCGTTGGCATCGACGAGTGTATAGAAAGGCTTTACTACAGTCTCAATGTCCGCCAAGCCTGTTTCTATGTCTTGTATGAGTGCATTCCTATTATCTGTAGACAAAGTGCGGAACATACCCGAAGAGAACTGCTGAAGAAGACGCCGAGTGGCTATAGGTAAGTTTTCTGCGTCGGCTGGGGTAGTAGCCATTAGGTTGCGGAGTCCCGGCGGCGTAAATATGCCCTGCCCCCTTGCCTGTCCTGCTAACCCTATTGCTGCTCGTGCATCCGGTCCGATATTTGGATTTTTACCTGCACGTAACGCTTCTAAGTTACCGAACATATAGCCTATAGCGTCTTCTGTGAATGTCTTTGCATTGTACATTCCGGTGGCAGCTAACGAACTTACAAACGGAATACCGCCCCGGATATCGAAACCCCTCTTGATAGTGAGTCCGCCCATCACAATCGCAGCGGCATAAAAATCAGATATGGGTCCGGTTTCCGGAGATACCTCTCTGTAGAAGGCTTGTCCCAAAGCCATGGCCGTGTCGAAGCCCGGAGAGAAACCGTACTGTTTCGCCCCTTGGATGGCAGTGCGAGTTATAGTCCAGTTTTGACGAGAGCGGGCAGCGCGAAGATCAAACGCAGCATCTAGAATTCCTCTGTTATTGTTCTCGTCTATGGCGTCAATCAGCTTCTTCTTTGCGTCTTTGATTGCGCCGGACTGGGTAGCCGCAGCTTCTCTGAGGGCTGCGTTTGTTTGACCGGATTCCGCCACCGCTGTCAGTCGTCCCCCACGCAGGGGTCCAGTACCAACCAGTGTGCCAATAGTCCCGTTTACAAGCATACTCTCTGCACGGGTCTGTCGCTGTAATTGCTTCGCTGCCACACTAAACGGTATTCCCGCAAACTGTGCGTATTGCTCTGTGTATTTAACGATATCAGCGGTGTCCATATACATTGCCGAATAAGGCAGTGTCATATAGTCCTTCGGTTCCATCCCCTCTATGTCCGCTTTTGTAAGAACAGAGCCGTCTTTTCCTAGATATCTAGGGGCAGTGCCGAAAGCAGGACGAGCGAGATACGGAACTTCAGTGGATAAGCGGGCAGTGGCACGAACAGCGTTTCCTGCTACAGCGAACGGTACGCGGACAGCATATCCTGCACCTAAGTTTTCCAGCACAAATACTGCAAATTTGTCCAAGAAGCTTTTACTATTTAGTGTAGCTTCGAAGAACTGTTCTGCGAAACTTTCGCTAACAAAGTTGTGGCGATATTCTTCTTTTGTTACTGTCTTTCCGTCTGCCGTCTCGTATGTAACTTCGTCTTTGATGGCGTAAATAGACTCGTTAAAGGCTTCCTCGCCTACGATGTCCCTCACTTGCTTTCGAAGCAAGTCATTAAGAACTGTACTCCTGTCTGCAAGACCGCTTAGTGCCCGCACCTGCATGAGATCATTTGTAACATCTTCTTCTGTCAGAAAGTTCTCCGCAGAAAGGATTCCGAATGTATTCTCCGAAGTGAAGGCGTACCGAGTCGCCCAATGAGTGAGGCGGGGTAGATAGTGTTCCACCCCCTCATCGGTCATATCTGCTAGATTGTAAAGGCGTTCTGCTACAATCTGCAGCACGTCTGCGTTTATAACTTGATCTAATGCTTGACGGATCACCGGATCACGAGGCGTCTGTACGTTTGTTGATAAGAAGTTCTGAAGTTCTAGGGCTTGTTCAGAACGAACCCGCGCTTCTCTTCTATTACGATTAAGAGTAAAGAAGTCCGTAGGACCGTCGATAACGTCTAGCACACCACCAACATACGGAAGTAATTCCGGGGCGTTAGTCATCCCATCAAAGCCGCTAGGGTTGTCTTTAATTTCATCGAAAAGTTCAATCTCCCCCGTCATCAAGTTTTGGGGAAAACCGCCCGTCTCTAAGTAGCCTGTCTGCAAAACTCCTGCAGGATCACTCGGCGCTAGACTGTTAATCCGTTTCATAATCGGCCCGTCGGGATCGCGTACTTGCGCTAGCAGGTCTAGGTCTTGCTGTGTGGCAGTGCCGTCTTGTTCTCGCTTATAGGCTTCTTTAGCAGCATCGTAAGCGCCGGACTGAAGGAACACAGGAGAATTTGAACCGAAGTATGTGTTTAAGTCCACTGGTCCTTCGATTCTATCGTACGTCTCACCGGAAAGGCCGTACTCCAAGAACTTGGACCGCACTCCGGGCAATATGCCCGCCTTCAGTTCGTCCATCTCACCGCTGGCTGTTTTTGCTGCAAGATATTCTTCGTACGTCATTCCGCCGGGGAAGGTTTGATTCGCTAGGCTGGAACGTGAAAATACTGTGTCCTGCATGTTTTTAGGTTCCTTGTGCCCTTAACTGTTGGATCGTAGCATTCGGTACGATTTGTCCGCTTGTGAAATCGACGAAAAGCGTAACGCCGGGGATGAAGTCTTGACTCTTAGAGGAATCGCCTATTCTTAACACGCGGATGTTATTTTCGTCAGCTATAGAAACCCTATTGCCCGCTGCATCTGTGCGATATCCTAACACTTTTTCAGCCAGCGGTAAACTGACTACGTATCGGCTAGCCATACCGGGATTGCTAAAGTTACCGCTAGCATCGAAGATATCGCCCTCCGTCTCGTTTAACAGATTCTTGTACAATCGTACATCATCCATACCCCGGTTGACACGCAAAAGAGGACGATAGTGTGTGAGTGCCTGCATACGCTGTAGATGTGGCCTGCTTAGACGGTAGCGACGATTGTTACCCTCGCCAGTTGCCTTAATCTTGAATATCTTTTCGTTATAAACAAGATCATTGCGCGACTTTCTAATAATAGTTCTGATAGTATTAAGACGTGTGCCTACGTTATCAGTTTCCCCACCAGAGACTGCTTGGAGTGCGGCTTGGAAATCTCGTTCAGAAATTCGACCACTGGGGTCCATAGTCTTCGCGTAGTTGTAAGCCAGTGTCACAAGAGCCGTAGCCAGTTCTGCTTGATCGTCTTTAAACTTCTGTCGCACAAAATTCTGCGCCATATCCATGACCCTTTTTCGCTGTGCTATTGCACTTCCTCCCTCTTCAACTCGCATATCAGCCACAGCGAATAGGGATTCATTATCTTGAAACACAAACGTCCTTATATTCCTGCCGATAGAAGCAATGAGGCCCGCGTCTGCATCGAACACGTTTAGTAACTTCCTAGTGAGAGAGTCTGTAAAGGGATCATTGATGTTTAACCCCATAAGAATGCCTTCGACTTCTTCGGCCTGTGTTAGGAAGTTTCGATGATTGACAATCGCTTTCGATACTACATCGTAATCGACATTCTGACCCAGTGTTTGTCGTACTACTGCATTCATTTGAGACAGAGTGAAGCCCGTCGAAAACATCTCTGGGGTCACGCCCTCGGGCAGTTTAGGATCAATGATAGATGCAGCTATAACATCGACTTGCGTAGAGATGTCGAAGATGTTGTTTCTAGCGAAAGTCATAGCTACGTTCTTTGCTTGTGCGTTGCTCATAGGAACGCCAACACCCATAGTGAAGATACCACTCTTCTGCATGGTATCCACGGCCTTGAACGCTCTTAGAGGATCAGCCTCACCGGGTTTAACAAGATCGAAGACAACATCATTTGTAAGGAACATAGCTTGCGGAGTTTTGCCGTATGCAGCCGCAACATTCCTTACAGCAGCGTCTGCGGTAAACGAGTACTGTGCGTTAAGAGCAAAAACATTACTGTCTGCGGGCTGTTCGTATCTTGTAGTTACGAATCCTGTGATAGTATCGCCTGCCATCGGGAAACCCCGACTCGTAACTATATCAGCAAATCCGGGAATCTCTTTGAATAAGTTCTTCGCAAACTTGTCAAAAGGAACGTCCGGCATTGCTTCTCTAGCCTCGGTATCTTTTCCGCCGGGATCACCTGTCATAATCAAGGTCATCAATCCCTCTGCACGAGACAAGAACGCTGCCTTAGACCCCTCACCCGTATCGGGAAGTCCATTAAAGAACGCGCCCACATTGCCGATTGAATTCATTTCCTGCAGTGCTGCAAGAGGGTCTTTCATGTCTAGCTTAAACGTAAAAGTGCGTTCATTTTCGGTATTCGGATTAGACACAAACGCTGCTTGATTATTAGCCACCTCTTCTACGATGTTAGCCACCTGTTGCAGTGCCCGATATTTACCTAGAATTGCTATCGATTCTTCGTCTTCCTTATTGGTGTAATCATTAATGTCGAATCCCGCATCGTCTAGATCGGACAGCATAATTGTTGCCAATCCCTTTTTAGCACCTAGTCCCGGCGTACCTGTACCTACTTCTATGTCGAACTCGCCAAGATATCCTTCCAGTGTAGCTAGCCAGTCAGTGCCCTGTATATCTTGTACTGTGTTACCAAACTTGCCGCTTACAATCTGCTTCTCTAGTCGATCAAGAGCAAGATGATCCTCAACCGCTTGAGGATACAACTTGAATTGATACGTACCTTCTCCCGTTTCTTTATCGTCATCGTCTTCTGTATTTATTGCAAAATCTACAGTTAGATTTTTTAGGGCGCGAATCTGACCGAGAATAGGTTCGAAGGATGGTTCGCGCTCTTGGGTTTTTGCGTTATCAATTTCTTTGTTAATTGCAGCCTCAATCGCAGTGACGCTACTGGATACAGATGAGTAGGTTGCGGGTGGCTGTACTGCTTTTAGATTTTTGAGCAGGCTATCAAGATAGTCCCCTGCAGCCGTTCCCGTAGAATACAGACTTTTCTGCGATTCATAATACGCTATTTGAGTAGCTACATCTTTGGTTTTCGGCGCACCGTTGATAATAGCCTGTTCTTGGGCAGACAGCGGCTGTGAAGCGTAAGCAGTGAGAGTTGCGTAGGCTGTAGGAAAGACCGACACCATTGAGCCATTGGGCATTTCAACCTTAGTATTGAACAGATCAATTACGTTTTGATCTCTTGCAAGCGCCCGTGCTGACTCCACACTTTTAGATGCTGTTGTTAATACACTTTGAATTTGCTGCGGCATATGGGCCATAGCAGCGGTTTGTATTTGGGCCTTTTGAAAGTCATCTAGATTAGCCAGCATAAAACTTGCGTTAGAATTAGGCATAGTCGCCGCGTGATACCATGTCGCTGCCGCAGCCGCATTTTCCGGCTTGGACATATGCGCTACAAAATTGGTCTTATTAGTAAACAGATTGTCTGCAGACTTCTCCGCCGCTTTAGCAGCCGCTTCAGCCTCTGCCTTTTCTTTAGCATCCCGTGCATCGTAGCCCTGCAGAATGGTTTCAAGAATTCCACCGACGACTGCGTAAGTCAGATCACTGCCCATCTTCTGTCTCCTCTGTATTCATAAATCCTTGTGGGGTGGGAGGAGCAACAGGAGTATCGTCCAAAGGCATTTGAATACCCGGTCCTGTATCGTCATTGCCGCCCTGTCGCAAGGTCTGATTTAACTTCTGTCTCATTGCGGAGAACATGCGGGGATTGTTAATTTTAAGCAATTCTAGAAACTCTCTGTCGTCCATCTTACCTTCGGACATGGGGTCGTCTTGTTCGAACATGCGATAAGGAACGCCCTCTTGATCCGCCAAGTACGCTACGTAAACAGCAAGCGGACCCTTGGCTATCAAGCCGACATCTAGACTGAAGTCGCCGTTTTCGAAGCCGGACATAACCCAAGACTCTACGATATGTTCCACAGAGACTCCGGCAATCAGCAGCTTAAACATCTCACCCCGAAACTCTTCGTCGGAGTCTAGCTTACCTGTTGCCTGTTCTAGGACTACATCTACGTCTACGTTCTTGGGCGGGTTGCCCCACGGCCAGTGTTCATTCTCCACAGTAAGCGAAATGCCGGGAGGGGCTGCACCAAAAGGGTCACTGCCTTGAACGTCCCCGCGACGGGGTTCAGAAGATTTTTGTCCTACAAACATACTTGTTTTTCCTAACTGCTAAGATGTGACCTAAATCGTGCGCGGCCTACGCGATTAGAACGTGCGCTTCCTATACCGGCGTTACCGAATGATCCGGCGTTAAAGTTAGGACCTACGTTCTGCCGCTTTCTAGTCGTAGATGCTTTGTAGTTATTGGCTGCAAGACTGGCAAGATTTACATCTCGCGCAGTGTTTTGGGCAAAATATCGAAATGCCGCCTGCAGATTAGGATTCTTCAAACCGATAGGTGCTTGCATCATCTGTGGTGTGGGGCGGGCAGAGCGAAGAGCGGAGTCGAAGTTGTACATCTTACGTGGAATGAAACTATCATCTTCCTTCCTTTGCTTTCCCCCCTCTATGATATCATACGCTTTTGCTCCCATCTGAAACAGATCGAAAGCTTCTCCGAAAAAGTTACCTATAGACTTAGAGAGTTTGAAATCCTTCAGCATTATTTACTCCTTAACCATCAATCCTCACCCCATCTACCGATTACTTTGATGAGGTTGGTAGCAATGGTGTTTCGTTGCTGCTTGTTGTACAGCTTTTCTGTTGCGGACACTTCTAGAGATTTGAGCATCGTCTCGTGCTGGCGCTGCTTCTCACTCTCTGCTTGTGTGAAGTTGAATGTCGCGTTATCTCTGTACATCTGCCACAACTGATTCATGGCAGTCTGTGCAGCGTTGTACACATTCTGTGCATTGATCCGGTTTACTTCGTTCTGTGTCGCGGTATTCGCCGTATTCACAGACCGTCGCCACTGCGCGTTAGATTGATCGATAGCAAACTTCATGTTTGCGTTGAACTTCTCCCGCTGATCTTGCATCGATGCGTTGTACTCTTTGTACGCATTTTCTTGATTTATATTGAACTGTTCGATGGCAATGCCTCGGTTGATATTGGCAGTATCAATCTGCACACCCAATTCAGTAAAAAACTCTTCAATCTGCATCTGATTCTTAGCATTGAATTGCTTCCGCGCGTTTTCTGCTGCGGCGTCAGTCAGAGCGGCCTGCGTAGCGGCGCTGTATTTCAGAGTATTGGCCTGTTGCTGATTGTCGAGATTCTTCAGATCGACAGACAGTAGGGCTTGTGCGTTTGAGATAGCAGCCTTCGTACGGGCATCTGCATTTTGCCTATCCATAGTAGCAACTTGCAGTGCATTTTGCAATGCTGCTTGCTGCCTGTTGTCCAAGTTTTTAAGCTGAATAGCGCCATACATCTGCGCGTCCTGTGACGCTACAGAGATTCCGGATTCCATGATTGACTGCGTGATAGCGGCTGCGGCTAGCGAAGATGCACCCAGCCCTCGCTGTTGCATAATCGCTACTGCCTTACGCGCCTGTGGGGATGCCCACGGCGGCAGAGGTTTGCCGTCTTCGATGCCTGCAAACAGTTCACTAAGCTGGTATTGTACAGTGGCCCGCTTATCTAGTTCCTCTGTTTGCGCTTCAGCGAATGCTCCATCAGAAAGCTTTTGCGAAGAGATATCGTCTAAGTCCAGCAAATCATCGAAGTCAGACTGTGCAGCAGTCAGCGTGATGTCTTTCGAACGCTCCACTGCGCTATCAATAGAGTCCACCCTGCCCAAATTTTCGTCGGGATCATCGGGCGTCTTGATGTCGTACTTAGACATATCTGACGTGTCCACAAGACTAGGATCGACAGTGGGCATAGTATCGTCTGTAGCGAGAGTAGCACTGCCCTGCTTTAGGAGTTCTTCGTCTTTGACTTCCTGCTTTACAGCCGCAGGCTTAGTCTCGTCAGTGCCGACCTTCGCGGCCATCGTCTCCGTCTTCTTTTCGAATTCGGTGCGCGGGTCTTCTTGTTGCTCGTCTGTGGTGTTATCTTCTGACATTACCTAATCCCCATAAATACAGACACGACCATAGCAACCACCAAAACAGTGCTTCCCATGATCATCGCCTCAAGACGCCACATACGCTTATCCAAGCTGTCAAGTCTCTCTTGAACAGCCGCATAGCGTATGGCGCACTCTTTTTCGTGTGCCTCAAGTTCCATTTGTGTCTTGAGTACGGGTTCCATAGCCAGCTTCATACTTACGACTTAGGATTGTCCGCTTTGATTTGTGCTACTTTAGTCTGCCACGCCTCTAGTCCGTTTTCTGTGATGTACTCAATTTGAGATTCTGCACCGCCGTATGCGTTTTGGCGGGCAATCTGCCAAGCCGGACGTGGGTCTACAGGTGCAGGCTTTTCTGCGGCTGTGCGTGTCGCACCTTCAGACAAGAACGAAGGGGCCGTTCCTGTTTTCAGATGGGGTGGGACAAGCTGAAGAACCATATCGTCGAGATCGGCTTCGGTCATGTCTGACGACAAATCTAAGTATGTCCATGATCCATCAGACCATTGAATCTTAGCCCTGCCGTCCGTGATTTCGGGAATTGTATATTGCATCAGTTTACTGTGCCTCCTTGCACTGTTCCGTTCTGCGTTAGCGTGACGTTTGAAAGTCCTCTAATGTAGTTTCCTGCGTTTGCTCCGGAAGAACCACCACCGCCGCTGCTTCCGCCACTGCCATTAGTATGGTTACCGTTACCGCCTGTAGCACCCGTGTTTCCGGCTGAACCGGATGATCCCCCCTGTCCGTAAGAACCGCCAGCACCACCAGCGCCGCCCGTACCGCCTGTGCCGCCGGAACCAGCATTAGTACCACCACTGGAACCGCCGGAGCCGCTAGACCCACTGCTGCCGGAAGTGGCTGACTGCTGATATCCTTGACCTACTCCGCCACTGCCGCCGCCGCCGCCGCTGCCGCCCGCACCACCATTATAGTAGTTTGTGCCGCTATTCAGTGTCCTTCTACGA